TGTTCCACTGACCGTAACTGAGTCACCAATAGATAACGAGTTACGGTCAGCGGTCCAGTAAGTTACCACATTATTTGAGAGTTGCGCTGATGCTATGGAGCATCGATTGTAATCGAGCAGGCCGTCTACAAGGTTTTCGGCAGCGTCAGCAACCTGTTGCAAAGTTGAGTCAGGGTAAAGTGTTCCAACGCCCAGCGTTGTACGTAACTCGTCTATATCAATTTTGCTCATGGCAGGTCCTCAAGTGGTAGAGAGGGAGCCCGGGAACAGCAGTTCGAGCCCCCCCTCAGTCTGATTAAGTCAGGTTAAAGCGGCGAACGCCAGTTGCATCTTTTAGTAATGCACAGCCGTAGCCGTAAACGCCGACTCGTACTTGTCCAGTTTCGATTAACTGAACCTGCAGGCGAGTTGTAGGTGCTTCGTACCAGGTAATTGCTTCTGGTGCAACGATAAACGCTGAGTCGTCAATCTTGGTGCTTACTGAGAAATATGGGTCTACATAAGCATTTAAGCCCATGATGTTTCCATCGATGCTCTGACCACTGAAAACGCCTGGGTTGTTCTGTGCGTTTGATGCGGTGAACAATGGGCGACCTGCGGTATCAACTGCACCAAGTAGTGTGCCCCACCAATCGGTGTTGATAACTACGTTGCGAGCCTTTTTCTTTGAGCCAGCGAAACATGCAGCAGACTCAGTGCCTGCGAAGCTGATGAAACCTGCGGCAGTTGCAGCGGTTGTTGCAGCCTGTGTACCTGATGCTAGAGCAGTTAGTACTGCTGAGTCAGTAGCCTTTGCATAAGCATTGCCCATCTGGTTTAACAATTCGGTGTAAAATTCTGGTGATGAACGATCGATGAGTTCCCATGAAACATCGTTCATGCCTGCGTACTTAACAACAGTTCCTGTTAGGTAGGTGCTAGTCATGCCTGTTTCTGATGGTGCGCTACCTTCTGATGTTGATGCAACAGTTGGAGCAGTACCCAAATTAGGTACGGTGAAACTCATACCACTTGAGACCAAAGCCTGACGGCTCACAGCGTTAATTGCTGGGCGGTCTGCGATGGTGTTTGTGTAAAACTCCTGCAAGTGCTGTGGCAAAGTCAAACCAGTGTTTGTGCTGGTTGAGTCATCGGCTGCTCGAACGTAAGCCCGGGCATCCTCATCGCCTGTCATCTGCTTGATGCTGGCTTCTAGGTAACCTGCAGCAGTGATGTTTAGGCGAGGTGCGGTCTGGATTGGGCTTGATGCCTGTACTACTGGTGCAGCGGCGGCTTCAACCTCAACCTCTGGTGTTTCGATTGGTTGTTCTGACACTTGTTCCTCCTCTTGGATTGTGTCTGGGTCTGCCTCCGCTTCGGATGCAGCCACATCTGTAACCACAGCATCACTAAATGCTGGGGCATGGACTAACGACACTTCTACGATCTTGGCAGCTGTAACTCTCATTACTCCGTCTTTGATTGTGTATTTGTCGATTTGTGCACCAACACTTAGTCCATCTCGTAGACCGTCTGAGGCTTCGACTAGTGCATCTGAGCCTGCTGTTGTGTTGGAAACCTTAAATGTTCCAGTGATGCCCCCTGGGGTAACCTGAAACTCGATGGCCTTGCCGATTGGGCGCTGGGCATCATGCTGTAAAAGAAACTTGACTGGCTTCGGGTCTGGGTTACTAATCGAACCGACCTCAAAGATTACTGGCCCAGCACTAGTGTTACCTGTCTTGCCAAACGGTACAACAATGCCTGAGATTTGTCGGGTCGCTTCATTTGCCCCTGTAATGTGGGCTGCGAAAGTTAGGTTAAGCGTCATTTACTGGCGTACTCCCTCTTGGTGCTAGATCTTCCATTGCTCGGGCTTCATCGATGTTAATGATGCCTGCATCTAAAAGTTTTACTATAACGTCTACTCGCTCAGTTGGATTACCTCGCAAGAAATCATCCATGCAGACCTCGACATACTGGCCTCGAGGCGTAATGTCATCCATGCTTAGGCGAGACTCGAGCGAGTCCAAGTATGGGCGTAGTGAGAAATCTAAAAGGCTGCGGCGTTCAGCTGAGACATTGCTGTAAGTGCTTGAGGCTGACTCGGCGTTGATGTACCATGCCGGGATGTTCATTACTCGAGCAATTTCTGATGCTGTGTAAGCCCTTGCCTCGGTAAGTTGCATCTGTGCAGAGTCCAGGCCAACTACCTCTAGGTTAATTGGACCCTCAACATAAGCGGTTGAGCGAGTACGGCGAGCGGACTTAAATGCAGTTAAAAGTGCTTCTTTTTGGTCTGTCGGTAAGTTCATGCCCTCATTACGGAGCACCATTTGTGGCACTGGCTCTTGCGCCATGCGTAGAGCTGCGCTCTCAAGTTCGATGGCGGCGTTGATTGTGCGAGATGCCCGATTGAGTATGCCCTCATCTGGACCCCAGAAAGTGATTAGAGAGCCAACACCTTTCATGGGTAGATCTTTAGCATCGAGAGTGTAGGCAAGGATTATCTGCCCAGTGCTATCTGTGCGAGTGCTAATGCGTAGTGGATCTATACGTCGAGCAGATGTAACTCGACCATCCTCAGACGAAATAGCCAGTATCTGCCAGTAGGCAACCCCATAAAACAGCAAATCATCAATAGTCCAAACAACAGTAGTGCTACGAGCGAGACTTGGATCTGGCTGTTTAATGACCGGGCGATTGACGATTTCAGCCTCAGTCATTTCAGAATAAGTCTGTAACTCTAATGATGCGATTGTGCCAGCGATTATGTTTCGGGCTCTAGCTACTGCTGGAACAGTCATTGCAGCTCTTCTAGAAACTGGTTGCAAATACCCTAGGTCTGGGCTGTAGCCCAGGTTCATAGGATTAACTGGATACATTTCCGCTATGGCTGCTGTGACTTCTAATTGCGGCATGACTGTAGCAGAGTTATTTATACGCATCGCATTGAGTAACCCCACACTGTCATACTATCGAACAGATGTTTTAACACCTAATTATTTATGTGTATTTGTAAGGGTTTGGGCGTTTTATTTTACTTTTAGTGAGGTCTTATCAATGCTAATGTTTGCAGCTTGTAGACACTCGCCATAGGACTCATGATCTTGAGTCGGGCAACCCGAACGACACACTGACATTAGTTGAGCCTTGCATATGCAAATGATGCTTGTGCTGTTGAGCCAATTGTCAGAGTATTACCTGCTGTCGGTAATACGGTTAATGATGTGCTCGATGATGAACCACATAACAACGGAGTTAATACAACAGATGTGCCAATACCTTGCAAGTTCACATTGTTAGTCATGGCTACACCTGCGACAGTTACAGTTGTTCCACCTACTGCCAAAAATCCAATCAGGTAATTTGTACCAGCGGTTAATGTTTGACTGCTACCGAAAGATAATTCCTGAACACCTGTGGCCACTGTGCCACTGACTGATGTTGTTGCTACACAGGTTGCTGTCAAACCTGAAATTGTGAAAAGTCCGTATTGCAGAGTATTTGTACCAGATACAGCGGTTACCACTGTTGTAATTTTAGTTAAAGTCAAATCGGCTACTGGATTAAATGCTGTGAAATACGCTGTGCCTGCGTTCATAGCTCTAGTACTACCGACTTGCATTCTTGGCACAATATCGATTGTGCCAGATGCTGCTAATTGTCCTTGCCTGAAAGTTGTAGACGTTAGCAAAGTTGATGATGCTGGTATAACAGTACTGTTAATTGTGGATGGAATTCGAGCAGTATCAAATGTGCCCGATGTTATTTTACTGGCTGCTAAATTTGGTATATCGGTGGCATCTAAAGTTGTTCCGTTAGTGACTCGGCCGCCAGTATCTGTTGAGACTTTGGTATAAGTTCCGGGAGTTCCAATAGTTATTTGCGGAGCCGAAATACCAAAATTCCAGCTAGTAAATGTACCACTTCCATTATTTTGGTCTACCGAAACTGTAATATTAGTACCACTTACTACGGCTATATAACCTATCAAATAATAAGCCGGGTTTGACGTTGGGGTAACAATTACTCTATCTCCAACAACATAAGCACCTACCGAAGAAACCGTAAAATTTTTAGATCCATTACCAATACTGTTTGATGTTGTCGAAGTAGTGGAGCCATACCCTGCGCCCGTAGCACCTGTTGCCCCAGTTGCTCCTGTTGCGCCTGTTGCGCCTGTTGGTCCAGTTGGTCCAGTAGATCCAGTGTCACCTTTAGCACCCTGAACACCTGCGACTTGCTCAGTGATTACTGTTAAATCCTCTGTCGTAACTACTTTG